GCTGTAAAAGATATGGCTGGAGTAAAAGAATCACTAAAAAGAAAGTACTATGGCGCAGGAGATTCTCGTTAGTATTAACGTAAACTCTGGTAAAGCAGAGGCTAGATTAGGTAGCGTAAAAAAGGCTACTGATGGAGCGAAAGCCTCAAATGACTTATACGCTAAGTCTTTTGATGATCTTACGCAATCTGAACTTGAAGCCTTAACTGCCGAACAGAAATTAGCCTTACAAAGAAAGTCTACTAAAATACAGGTTCAAGAACTAGCAGCGGCTCAAATGCGTGCAGCAGGAGCCAACAAATCTGCTAGAGCGCAGGCTGGTCTTAATAACGCTATACTACTAGAAACTGGTCGATTAGCTTCAGATGCTAGTTTTGGATTCACAGCTATTGCAAACAACTTATCACAGGTAGTTTCATTAACGCAAAGTTTTGTTAGGACTAATGGTAGTGCTATAGACTCATTTAAACAATTAAGAGATTCTTTACTAGGTGCTGGAGGTGTTATGATTGGTGTTCAGTTATTGATATCATTCCTTCCTAAAATTATAGCATTTTTTAGTGATACAACTAAAGAGGTTAATAAATTCCAAGCGGCAATAAATGACGCTACTAAAAGTCTAGACACTCAAATAGAAACTTTTGAGACGCTTTCATCTAGGCTACAACAGTATGGAGATATAGGTAAGTTAGGTGCTGATGTAAATTATCTATTAGCTGGGTCATTTTCTGAATTTGATAAAGCTCTTAATGCTATAGATGAAGGAGCTTTACTAAAAATAACTGATTCTTTTGGTGAAGAAAAATTACTAGGTGGAGTTGAAGCTACAGATGTATTAAGAGAGAAGTTCCTAGAATTACTTAATGTAAGGAGAGAGGAAGCTGAAATAACGGCTAGACTAGAAGCTAAGGATGAACAGGGTAATCTAATTATACGAAAAAATACAGAACTTAGAAATAGATTAGTTCAGAGAACTATAACACTTCTTAGGACTAGATTGGAGCTAGAAGATATGTTAAATATAGAAGCTCCTAAAAAGGCTAAAGACTCTGCTGAGTTCCAGATTAAGGTTTTTGAGTCTAAATTTGCTGACTTTGATAAAATAGAGCAAAGATACAGAGAGCGTTCACAAAAAGCTGAACTAATGACTAATGAAGAAACATTAGCTCAAACGCAGCAGAATGAAATGGCTAAAATAGATATAATCGAAGAGGCTTTTGTTAGAAAACAAGAGTTAAGGCTTAAAGATTATAAAGCTCAATTAGAGCAAGATATAAAGGCAGGCAAGATAACTAGAGAAACTGCTGATAAATTATCTAGCGAGGCTGATGCTAAATTTCTAGAATCTATAAGAGATTTAGGTGAAAAAAGAAAATCATTAGAATCAGAAGTACTTAAATTTATATCTTCATTGAGGACGTTACAAATTAGAAAGGATGCTAATTTTGCGGAGTCTCAATATGATAAAATGATAGAAGTTGAAAGGTCTTTAGCTTTCGATAGGTTGAATTTACTTAAAATAGGATTTGGAGATGAGCAGTTATTCTATAGTAAAAAAGAAGAACTTCTTAATAATGAAATAAAAAGGCAACAATCATTAGTTGATGCTACAAAAGAAGGAACCCTACAAAGAGCTAATGCTGAATCAAATTTATTCAAAACACAGCAAAAGTTAAGAGAAAACGAAATAGCTAAAGAAATTTCATTTATAAAAGAAAAGATGCGTATAAACGAGCAATATGTTTCGTTTGCGCAGGGAATATCTAATATATTAGAAACTATAGCTGGAGAAAACGAAGCTATACAGAAAGCAGCGTTAATAATTGAGAAAGGAGCTGCTATCGCAGGTGTTGTAGTTAGGGCGCAACAAAGTATAGCTACTGCTAGAGCAATGGCGTCTGCTGTTCCTGCAATATTACCTCCAGGAATACCTAACCCAGCTAAACCTGTAGCGGAAGCAGATGCAGCTAGAAATATAGCATTGACTAAACTTTCTTCTGGTATAGCAATAGCTGGAATATTAGCAACAACATTAACTTCATTTAAGAGTCCATCTGGAGGGCAAGGTGGCGGAGGAACTGGAGCGTCAGTACAAGCACCAGCATTCAATGTAGTTGGAGCGTCTGCTACAAATCAATTAGCACAGGCTGTTAGCAATAATGTACCGCAAGTTGTGCCAGTTGCATTTGAGAGTGATCTATCTGATGCTTTAGATGTAAACGATTCTAATACAGGAGCAGACACAGTAGGACAAAGAAGTATAGGTTAAAAATATATAATTATGAGAATAGTAGAATTAGTAATTGACGAAGACGCTTTACACTCTGGCATCGAAGCCATAAGTATTGTTGACCGTCCAGCGATTGAAGAGAACTTCATTGCATTGTCGAAAGAACACAAACTAGAACTAGCAGAAGTAGATAAGGAGAAAAGAATCCTTATGGGAGCTGCGCTAGTGCCAAACAAAAATATCTATCGCCAAAACGAGGATGAAGAGTACTACATTTACTTTTCAGAAGATACAGTTCGCAAAGCATCTGAATTGTTCCTTATGCGAGGTAACCAGAACAAATCTACCTTAGAACACGAGGCAGAACTTAACGGTTTATCTGTTGTTGAGTCCTGGATTATCGAGGATGAAACCCACGATAAGTCCAGAAAGTACGATATGGATTTACCAGTAGGTACGTGGATGGTATCTATGAAGGTGAATAACGATGATGTATGGAATGATTACGTTAAGACTGGTAAAGTAAAAGGATTCTCTATTGAGGGTTACTTTACTGATCGAGTAGAAATGTCTTCTGAAGATGAGTTTGTATCTGAAGAGGAGGCTAAAGAGATACTAGAAGAAGTCTTTAATGAGATGAGAGATGATTTACTTAAAATGTCTTCTTATGCTGACTATCCAGAGTCTGTTTCTAACAACGCTAAGAGAGCATTGAAATGGGCAGAAGAGAATGGCTGGGGAAGTTGTGGTACTGCTGTAGGTAAGCGTAGAGCAAACCAGTTAGCATCCAGACAGGCAATCACAATCTCAACTATTAAGAGAATGAGAAGTTTCCTAGCTCGTCACGCAGGAGATTTAGATTCATCTAAGTCTTATGGAGACGGATGTGGTAAACTTATGTATGATGCTTGGGGTGGTAAGTCCGCTTTAAGATGGGCAGAATCTAAACTTAAATCACTAGAGAAGTGAGAAAAAGAAGAAATTATACATACAGTAGAACTAGCCCAAAAGGAGGCAAAAGAGGTTGCTTATGCCCAGATGGCACATATTCATCAAAGTGTTGTGATGGTAGCCTACAGGCACAGGGAATAGGAAATATAACTAGAGGAGACTTCTTCTTGTATACAGAAGAGGGAGAAATATTCGTACAAGAAAATAACCATAAAATACTATTATAATGGCTGATAAAAAAATAAGTCAACTAACATCTGCAACCGCTTTAACTGGATTAGAAGAATTACCGTTAGTGCAGAGTAGCACAACTAAAAAGATTGCAGTTAAGGAATTTAACAAACTAATTACTGTGTCTAAAACTGCTTCGGCAGGGGAGGCTGTTAATCTAGATTCATCAACTTATTCTGATGCTCAGATGATTAAACTAAGCTGGTCTGGAGGGAATGGAACAGCAGTTTATACTCTTCCAGATGCCACTACTAGTGCAAACAGAAAGATACGTTTTATATCTGATTCTACTATAAGTTCATCTAAACATATTGAACTTACTCCTAAGTCTGGACAGAATCTAGACGGCAGTTCTAATGATTACAACATCAACAAAACATACGAAGGTATTGCCGTATGGTCTGATGGTACTGAATGGTTTATTATTCAGAAAAAGGGATAAGTAGTTGAAAATGTAACACAATAAATATTAACCGTTAATTATATAAATTTTTAGTAAAATGAGCAAATCAACCGAAATTCTTAATGAGATTTTACAGAAGCTCTCTCTACTTACTAAGGAAGATGAATTAGCACAAGGTGTCGAGGAACTCGATGTCGTTGCTGAAGAACTTTCTGCAGAAGAAGAGGAAGCTCCTGCCGAGGAAGAAGCTCCTGCTGAAGAGGCATCTGAAGAATTATCTGAAGAGTCTGTAGAGGCAGAAGAAGAAACCGAATTAGAAAAGGGGTATGTTACTGAAGAGGCATTTGCATCTAAGATTGCAGAAATGGAAGCTAAAATGGCTGAAATGGCAAAAATGTTAGATGAGGAAATGGGTTACAAAGAGAAATCTGAAATGTTAAGTTCTCAATTAGAGAAGTTATCAGAACAACCTGCTGCTGAAGCAATAGAGCATACTCCAGAAGCTGCTACCGAAAAGAAGCCTGTTTACAACTTCGGAATGCAGAGACCACAAAACACTTTAGACAGGGTATTTAATCGCTTAACCAATAAATAAAAATGGCAACTACAACTTCAATTACTTCAACTTACGCTGGGGAGTTTGCAGGACAATATGTCGCTGCTGCTTTACTAGAAGCTAATACCCTCGCACAGGGTGGTATTACCGTAAAACCAAATGTAAAGTTCAAAGAGGTTCTTAAGAAAGTATCTGTTGACGATATCGTTAAAGATGCATCTTGTGACTTTTCTGCGACTTCTACAATCACATTAACTGAAAAAATTCTTCAACCAGAAGAGCAGCAAGTTAACTTACAAATCTGTAAGAAAGACTTCGTATCTGACTGGGAAGCTATCCAAATGGGATATTCAGCTTACCACAATGTACCTCCTAGCTTCGCAGACTTTATCTTAGGATATGTTGCTGCTAAAGTAGCAGAGCGTACTGAAAAGTCAATCTGGGCAGGTTCTACAGCTACTAACGGACAATTCGATGGATTCTCTACTTTATTAGCTGCTGACGCTGACCTACCTACTGGACAGGAAGTAGCAGGAACTACTGTAACTTCTGCTAACGTAATTACTGAATTAGGAAAAATCGTTGATGCGATTCCTTCTTCTTTATACGGAGCTGAAGATTTATACATCTATGTATCTCAAAACATTGCAAGAGCTTATGTTAGAGCTTTAGGAGGATTTGCTTCTATCACTCAACAAAATGCTGCTGCTGACGAGAATGTAGGGATTACCTCTATCGGTGCCAATGGTGTTGGTGGACAGGGTACTATGCACTGGCAAGGTGGTGGTCTTTCTTTTGACGGAGTAAAACTCTTCGTTGCAAATGGATTGGCTGACAACGATGCTATCGCTACTACTAAATCTAACTTATTCTTTGGAACTGGCTTAATCGCTGATCACAACGAAGTTAAATTGTTAGATATGGCTGACTTAGACGGTTCTCAAAATGCTCGTATCGTTATGCGCTTTACTGCTGGTGTGCAGTATGCTAGCGTAGAAGATATCGTGACTTACGGAATCCCTAACTCTGCTAACTAAGAATAAATAATAATTAAGAATGGGGTAGGTGAGCCGAGTGCCTACCTACCCTTTTTCTAATCTAAAAACTAAAAACTATGTCTTGTAATTTAACTCGATCTCGTGCCGAAGCCTGTAAAGATACGGTTGCTGGGATTAAGAAAGTCTATTTCGCTGACTTTGGCGATTTAGGTACTGTGACTATCAATTCAGATGGACAGGTGTCAGATATGACAGGTACTTCTGGAGCATTAGGGGTGTTCACATACGAGGTGAAAGGTAACAACTCATTTGAGACTACCATCAATGCCTCTAGAGAAAACGGTACTGTGTTCTACGAGCAAGTCCTAAATATTACTCTAAAGAAACTAACTAAGGAAGACCACAAAGAGCTAAAATTATTAGCTGCTGGAAGACCTCATATCTTTGTTGTAGATCAAAACGATAATGTATTCTTAATGGGTAGAGTGAATGGTGCTGACGTAACTGCTGGTACTGTTTCTACTGGAAATGCTTTAGGTGACTTTAACGGTTATAACTTAACCTTTACTGCACAGGAAACAACTCCTCCAGATTTCTGTATTGTTGACAATACTGATCCTGATTTCCCACTAAGTGAATTTGCTTCATTGGATGGAACTATCACTATAGGTACTCCAACTGCCGTATAACAACAATCAACGTTACTTTAAAAGGGTGTACATTTGTATGCCCTTTTTTTTGTATATTGAAACAAAATATATCCATTTAGTTATTTAGGTATGCAAATACTGACAACATCAACAGATAATCAATCTATTAAGATTGTGCCGAGAAAGGATGCCTCTAGCCCTACTCTTTCTGTTACGGATAAAATCAAAAGGACTACCTCAACAGTATCTGTAACTAAAACAGACGATGGAGATTATATGGTGCTTACTGGTGCGTTTTCTCTGAAGGAAGGTAGTCAATACTCATTTAGAGTTAAAGACGGCTCTACAGAGATATATAGAGGTTTAATATTCTGTACGGATCAAACTGACCTAGATAAATACTTTATCAATAAAGACGAATATGTAACCGAAAGTAGTTACGATAATGACTTTGTAATATTATAATGGAAGAAAAGAATATAGAAAGGGTTAAAGATGCTGTTCACGTAATGAACTTATCTTCATATACAGCTCCCCCAGTAATCGAGAACACTAGATACGATTGGGTAGAATACGGTGAAGATAATAACTACTTCCAGTACCTAATAGACCGTTACAACGGTTCTCCTACAAATAATGCTGCTATCAATGGCATTGCTGAAATGATTTACGGAAGAGGCTTAGAGGCTACTGATAGTGAGGAGAAGCCAGAGGCTTATGCCAGTATGCGAAAGCTGTTCGATAAGGAGTGTATGAAGAAAGTCACATACGACTACAAAATGATGGGACAGGCTGCACTACAGGTTATATACAGCAAAGACCATTCTAGAATTGTAGAGGCGAGACATATTCCAATTGAAACATTAAGAGCAGAGAAGGCTACTATCGGAAACGTTAAGGCATACTACTATCATCCAAATTGGAGCGATATGCGAAGAGATGAGAAGCCTAAGCGTATTCCAGCATTCGGAACGTCTAAAGAGGGCTTAGAGATACTTTATATTCGCCCATATAAGGCAGGATTCTACTACTACAGTCCTGTAGACTACCAGGGTGGTTTACAATACGCAGAATTAGAAGAAGAGATTGCCAATTATCATATCAATAATATACAGAACGGTTTACAGCCTAGTATGCTGATTAACTTCAATAACGGTACTCCAAATAAGGAGCAAAGAGACGAGATTGAAAGAGCAATCTACGATAAGTTCTCTGGCACTTCAAACGCAGGTAGATTCATACTAGCGTTTAACGACAGTAAGGAGTTAGCGGCATCTATAGAGCCTGTAATGCTTAATGATGCTCACCAACAGTATCAGTTCCTTTCTGATGAAAGTATGAAGAAGGTAATGGTGTCTCACCGTATTGTATCACCTATGTTGGTAGGTATCAAAGACCAGACTGGTTTAGGTAACAATGCGCAGGAACTAGAGACTGCTTCTATCCTTATGGACAACACAGTTATTCGTCCAATGCAGGTAACTATCATTGATGGATTGCAGAAGATACTAGAATATAACGAAATTGAATTAGACTTATACTTCCAGACTCTACAGCCACTAGAATTTACTGATTTGACTAACGCTATGACTGATGCCGAAGTTGAGAAAGAAACTGGTGTAAAACCATCACAGGTACAGAGAGAGGAAGAGATTAACGAAGAAAACGAAGAATAATGGCTACAGCACTATTTATTAAGAGGGATGATCTGGTAAAGAATACTGCTTTGAGTGGTAATGTAGATACAGATAAATTTATTCACTTCATAAAATTAGCACAGGAAATACATATTAGAAATTACTTAGGTAGTGATTTATATGACAAAATTAGTAACGACATTGTTGCGAATACTCTCACGGGAGATTACCTATCTTTGGTCAATGATTATATACAGGATATGCTCATCCATTTTGCAATGGCAGAGTATCTTCCATTTGCTGCTTATACAGTATCAAACGGTGGGATACATAAGCACTCTAGTGAAAGCAGTCAAATTGCTTCTAAGAGTGAGATTGATCAGTTGATTGCAAAGGAGAGAGATTATGCCGATTACTATACAAATCGTTTTATAGATTATATGAGCTTTAATGCTCCTAGTAAGTTTCCAGAATATTACAGTAACAATAACGAAGAGATTTATCCAGATAAGGAGTCTGGTTTTAGCGGATGGGTACTATAAAGAAGAAGAGAGATTTAAGTAGTTATAAACCGAAACAAAAGAACGAAATTAGGCTTTCTAGTTATATAAGAAAGAATAATTATGAGTTGGGGAAAAGTGTACGAGACAACAAACTTTGGTGAACTAGTGAGCTACATTCACTTAGGTTTTAACAAAGCTCTGGCACTAAGCTCTAACATTTTTATAGATAGTATAAACATACTGATTGACAGTATAAATAATAGATTAAATGGCTAATAATATAAACTGGGGTGAGATATACTGTAGTAGTTGGTTTGGTAATAGTGCCAATGAAACTTCTATAGATATCGCCTCTGAACCAGCCTGTATGAACTAAAAAAATAGTAAATTTGCAATATGGCATCACAAAATTTAAATGTAGGAACGGCAGCTAATGCTAATGATGGGGATACGCTAAGGGCGGCATTCATCAATGTAAGGAAAATGTTTCACGAAATCTATGGCATTAGTGCTACTTATGCTGATGATTTAGACCTATCTACTGGAGGAGAAACCTTCGCAGAAAGCGTACAGGATATTATCGGAGGTATGGTGTCTGGGAATACAGAGAGTAACATTACTGTAACTTACGATGACTCCAATAACAAACTTAATTTTAGTGTTTCAGCAGACATCACAGATATTAATACAGAAGCAAATTCTGGTTTAGATGGAGGTGTAAATGACGGAGATGCAACGCTAACATTAGATTTAAACAACTTATCTGCTGGTGTTGTAGATGTAGCTACTGATAGCATTGGAATTGTAGATTCTAGTGACTCTAATAATACCAAAAAAGAGTCTATTGCAGATTTAATGACTGCGGTAGCAGGAAGCGGAATTACCGCTACTTCTGGTGTATTAAGTGTAGATTCTATAGGAACAGATGGAATTACAAATGATGCTGTTACACCACAAAAAGTAAATCTACTAGCTGATGATTTAGCCGCTACAGACACTCATATTATGATAGCTGACGGTACAGACTTTAGTAACTTTGCAATGAGTGGTGATGCCACGATAGACAATACAGGTGCATTAACAATCGCAAATGATGCAGTAGGCTACGCTAAATTAGATGATGAATTTACTACTTCAGCAGCTCTTGCAGCTTCGGCAGTAGATTTTAGTTCAGCGGCAGTATTTACTAAGACGCTAACAGCAAATACTACACTAACATTTTCAAATGTATCTACTGGAATGGTGAAAACTTTAGTTATTAGCGGAGATTTCACACTTGCGTTCCCTAGCGGAGTAAAGACACTTAACGGAACTTACTCAGGAACTGCAACAAGCAACGTAATACAACTAATTTCAACTAACGGTAGTACAGATATATTTGCTACTATCTCAAACTATACAGCATAATGAAGGCAAGACTAGAAGCAGGTAAGGTAGTAAAATATTCTTCAATACCTAATACATTATTTGAGGCAAGCAAAACCATCACTAACGCTAAAAGACTAACTGAGTCGGAGCAAGAAGAACTAGGATTTTATGATGTTATTGTGCCAGATTATGACCCTGTAACGCAGGTAATCTACAACCTACATTTAGATAGTTCTTATGCTGCACCTACCCCAGACGATGCAGATGCTACACGTACAGTATTTACCTACGACGTAAAAGCTAAAACTATTAGCGAGACAGTTTCAGAACTAAAGACTAATCGCATAGAAGAACTAAAGAAATTAGCCTACGATAAATTGCAACCTACAGATTGGTACGCTATCCGTAAAGCGGAAAAAGGAACTGATGTGCCTTCAGATATACAAACTGAAAGAGATGCCATTAGAACTAGCGTAACAACAAAAGAAGGAGAGATAAACGCTCTAACTACTAAGGCAGCGATTTT